CTCTCAGTATAGCTAAGTCTAGATATAGAATTTCCTTTAGCATATGATATGTATATTATCTGTGAATCGTACAATGTTCTTTTTCTTCTAGAATCATCAGGAAACTGAACCCATATATTAAGAAGTGTTCCATCTGGCTGTTTTTCGACGCTAGGAATTAAAGTTATAGGATCCAACTCTTTAAATCCTATTACATTTTTACCTTTGTCATCATAGATTATCTCAAAAGCTAAAAAACCATCAACTAAAAATTGTCTGAAATACTGCCAAGCTGTAATATCGTCAGCAAATCCCCACATATCATAAATCTTCTTGTAGTTTTCATAAAGCTTTTCCCTCATTTTTTCATTGATGGTGGTCAAATCTAAAAAATCAGGATAAGCAAAGAAATTAGAAGGATCGTAATTAATTGCTTCGTCGCAAACTGTATCCAAAACTTGCTCTATTTCAGGATTAAGAGAAAATTTTCTTAAGTAGTCTCTTTTTCCCTTGTAATCTTTATCAAAATACGAAATGTATTGTCTTACGGTAGTGTCTTGCTTAGCAAGACTGTATAAAAAATTCTCGTCGAGAATATTTGATTTATTCTTATTGAGGAAAGCAGCTTCTGTACTACCTACAGCCATAGAATTCTTAAGAACCATGTCCTCGTATTTCATACCGAATCTAGAAAGCTGCTTAGCAGACTCCCGGATTCTCTCAAAAACCGGACTTCCCGTTTGATTATCTACAAATCCCGCCATTATACTTTATTTCTTTTAGCGCAAAATGCTATTTTGATTTCGCCCTGTAGTCACTATATATCTGATTAAGGGAAGACCCCTCTAAAGTAGATATTGTTAGATATGGTATTTTTTCCCAGTCTTTCCTATCAACAACGGATGCATTTCTTATAGAGGAGGAGGAGATACCATAATTTGGATTGGACCCAATCGAATTCTTTACTAGCGATTTTACTACCGCAGGGGTTAAAGAAACTTTCTCACCCTTACCGAAGTTCTTCTCAACATAGTCGAAAACGGATTCTAAAATTTTAGTCCTATCACCAGGTGGGATCTTTACTAGATCCACACCCAATATAGTAAAACCAAAGTCCTTCTTAATAATATCGGAAACCATAACAATGGGTATTCCGTTTAAGTCTTTTTTAGATTCTTTGGTCTTACTCAAATGGTGGAGGGAAAAAATTGATCCTATAGAAAAGAAATCGATTATCTCGTTGGGCTTAATGTCCTTTCCACTTTTGACATAGTTCTGAATGAAAAATTCATTAGATTTATTTATGGCATCGGCAACAGACTTAAAGGAATCCTTATATTTCAAAAAAACTTCAACGAAAGGCATTATCTATTAAATAAAAATTTTTCGTCAACAACACCAAATCTAAATCCCCTTTTTTTAGCCCACTCTTTAGCTGCTTTAAATTTAGCTTGGTTGGTTATCCACACCTTCATGTTATAATTATATGACTCTAATTTTTTAGCTGTCATATTTCCCTCGTAAAGTGGTCTTTGCGTCTGTGACTCTGGCTTTACTTCTATTATCCACTCCTGGTTGCTTCCGTCAGAATTCAAAGTTTTGATGTAAAAATCAACATAATACTTGTGCATTTTCTGATCAAGGGGATTCCAATAATCTATAGAGAGAGGCTCAGAACTCCATTTAACAACATTCTCGTTCCTATCGCAATAATTGCAAAAACGCTGCTCCCACGATGATCTGTATATTATCTTATGTGGATCTCCAACATACTTGTCTGGATTAACGGGTTTAAAAAGACCAGACTTAAAATTACCATTTGGTTTGACCTTTTTTATAGACATTATCTATACGTTGTATGTGTTATCGTCACCAGTAATGTGGCTAAATGGGATAGTCTTTGGGTTTTTTGGCGGATGTATTTTTTTCCAACCTTTTGCAAACCCGTTTTTTGCAACTTGGGTAAAATAAGCGAAAGGATTGTTGGATTTGGAAGGATCAAATCTGTTCCAGTATTTACATAGGTCCTCCATTGCAAAAGCCATACAATCCTCTTTATCTTCAGGATCTTTATAAGCCATTTTTTTGGATATTCCGCTAATCATAAGGGAGAACATATCTATAGTTTCTCTGGTAAGCTCCCCTCTTTGTTTTGATTCGCTAACTGCTCTCAACAGTTCACTGTTCTTGACATAATCTTTTGCCATTGCTGCTTTGGTGTATTTTGAAAAAAATACTCCCTCAATTGAGGGAGTTGCTGTTTACATTATATCTTATCGAAAAATTACTTGGATGTTTCATCCTCGCCTTCTTCAAAATCAGAGACGTCCGTAATTCTCTTAGATGGTGCTTTTGCAAATTTTCCTTTTACGGAATCAACAAAAGGTTTAGCTTGATTTTTTTGCTCCGGATTTTCTGGTGCAAAATAAAAATTACGGCTTAATTTTTTTTTTCAGTCCCAGCTTCATTTAGGTTATATCCGATGAAATCAGTTATTCCGAATTTTAGTCCTGTCTTTCTATTACCTGGACTATCTGCTAAGTTTTGAGCCTTAGAAATAGCGGATATTGTTTTAGAGCTGTGTGTTGTTTTAGTTCTCGCTATAGGATTAGACATTCCCTGATCTTTAACACTAGAACCTTTAGTTTCTGGTGTTTTACCAGTTTTGGAAGGTGCGTTGACAAGTTTTGATGATCTAACATCTCCAGACGTTGATTCATCTAGATTATAGCCTATTTCATATCCAGAAACGTCAAAATCAGTTGGCTTTTGTCCTTTTACACCTGCTGATAGATTAGCAGCTTTAGCATTCTTAAGATCCTTTGCCATTGGCTTGCTACTGTTTTTTCCAGGGGCTTTGGAATAAGTTGGCTGCTGAGGCTTAACTTTGCTCTTCTTAGAATTCACTGGTGCTTTTGACATCCCGTTAGAAGATTCCTTTATTTCTTCACTAGAACTTTCATCCTCCGATTCTTCCTCTTGATTCTCTTCAGAATCCTGGTAATCAAAATCCGAAGAAGCTTCAGCGTTTTCCTCGCCAGCTTTGTTTATCGCTTCCTCTATATCTTGGATAGAATCAAAGAGATGATCCTCTGTGTTTCCGTCATCTTTTAAGATAGTATATCTTCCAGAAGTTCCGTCGATAGAGATTATTTTTCCGGTGTCTCCAGATTCTTTTATTCTAACGTAGTCACCTATATGGAATTTTTGGTCCTCGGAAAGATTATCATCGGATCCTTCAAAACTCTTGTTCTCAATTGCTTCAAGTTCTTCGTTAACTGAAGTCCACTTATTTCTAAGTACTTTAAGTTCTCTCTTCAATAACTTTTCAGCTTCTATTAATGATTCATTTTTAGAAAATTTAGGATCATTAAGGACATTTTGAACCTTAGATATCTGTTCTTCTATCTTCTGTATGTTTCCAAGAATCTCAGAACGATCGTTAATCAAAATAGACTTTACTTTAAGATCACCTTGTAAAAATTCACTCAATCCCTCAGAAATGTCATATCTTAAAGATTCTCTTATCATCTTAACAGCTTGAAGACTGTTTACGCTATAAACAGAGTTTTCTAGCATAGCTGTGTTTATCTTTTGAAGATATAACTTATCGTTCCACTTAAACAAATTAATGCATAGTCCCTCATATATTTTAGAAACTATAGATTTAGCAAAATCCATTTCAGCTATAGAATTGAAATTTTCATAAACTGAAATTACCTGGCTAACGGTTTTAAAATCGTTATATCCATGATAAGAAGAAACCTCTAATCCAACCAATTTAGCTAGATCGTGGCTGTTTCTGAATTTAAGCTCTGTTCTATCTAAGAATACACTAGCAGATTCGTTGATACCCTCTGTAACAGATATTCTTTTTTTCCCAAAAAAGAAATGAACACCGCTCTCGTTAACTCTAACATTAGGGTCCTGCAAGATAGATACCAGATTTATAAAATCTTCACCGAATTTTTCCTTAGCTTTTGACTCGGATATTTTATAAACCTTCTCGCTGTTTCCTTCGAAAATATTTCCACCCATAGAAAAAGCAAAGGAATCGCCATTTTTAGCAAAAGGTGAGAATATTTTTTCAACCTTGGATTCACCTTGTGCAACGTCAGGAAGAATTAATTTTCTAGAATCTCTTTTGCTCTCGTTGATATTAAGGAAACCTATTAAGTTTTTTACTACCGGATTGAATTTAAACCTTGAAATTTGATTTACCAACAATCCATTTGATTTCTCCTCCGATAGCATCCACTCGTTCAAACTTTCATAAAGCTCTGAATAGAATTCTCTAGATCCGCTGTTTTTTAATGAATAGATAACTTTAGAAACCTCTATCTCTCTTTCGAAATTAGCGTGGGTCTTTTTAAGACTCTCGGAAATTGATTTAACACTATTATCCCATTTTAAATTTTCAAGGTCGGCTATAAATTTTTCAAGTATAAAAAATTCCTGAACCCCCTTATCTGTCAAAAGATTTCTGTAATTCTCTAGCAATATCTTAACCTGATGGTGCTCACATATTGCAGAATTCCTTAATGTATTAACCGCTTCAAGAACTCCAAGATTTTTAATAGATTCAGATTTAAGGAACGAGTTCGTTACTTTATCGTTGCTAAGAGCAGAAAGTGACTCATTTAAAGCGCTCTCGCTTGAATTATTCTTAGCTTCAGCATTTTGCCAAGTGCCAGAATTTTGAGATCCACTTGCGGGTTTCCAAGATTCCATTAAAGTTTCAGAAAGCTTCTTAGAAGCGATCACCTCCTTTTCTCTCATTTCTGAATAGATATCAGTTCTTTCAGTTAACGTTTTACTCAGGCTAGAAACCTCACTAACAAAACCTATATTTTCTAGAAGATCACCTTGAGTGGACGCACCGCTCAAAAATCCCTCACAAAGGGATCTTACTTCAGGCGATTTTGTTGTTTCTTTCAGTCTTTTGACTTTATCTATAAACTCCATGGGTTAATTATTTTTTTCAGATTTATATATCTCTATTTTATACACTTTTTTCTATATATCACTAGCGGCATACTAATACCTCTATTTTTACTCTTATTGTTGAATGAGGATTATGCAGTATTATTCCGCCGTCTTGATAAACCGGGCCGGGCTTAACTAAATTCCACCCCATCTCTTCAGAGTCAACGGTAGTTAAATTAGGACCGCTTAATATAAGTAATTCACCCATATTAAGTGTTTCGTCACGATATGTCCAAAATATGTACTTATCCTTTTCAAGTATATTAGGTGGATATATTGCTTTTAAAGCCAGAAAAGTAACATATCCCGAATCATCGGCTATGTCTCCCTGACTTATCATAGCAAATCCTCCAGGTCTAATATTTACGGTAAATTTAGAAAAAGATTTAACCTCTAAATTTATATCATCAAGCCCTATTATTTTTTCTGGATTTAGCCTGGTCCCTTGATCCAAAACGAGGTTAGTTCTATCGAACCTAAATCCCTCTAGATTTTGTACAGCAGTACAATTTACTGGTCTAGTAGCCATTAGTTTGAAGTGAGAATTGTTAATCTAACCGGATTACCAGTAGGGTTAGTAAAGGTAATGCCTCCGATCGCAGGATTAGCTATTGGTCCGGTGTGTCCATAGTTTTCAAAAGGACTTATATTCCAGCCCTTCCACGGATAATACTGCTTAATAGCACCGGATAAAGCCATTATTTCACCCATTGGATATCTTTGATTCCCGCCATAATCCCAAAAAAGTATTTTTTCCTCTGGGTTAACGTTTAAAAGGTATTCGGCCTTAGCAAAAACAAAACTTATTTGATTGTCGCTCTCATCAAAACTACCAGTATCTATTGTGATAGAATTTTCAGGAGCAATCACAAAAGTTTGCTTCTGATAGCTTGAAAAAGAAAGCAAAGGGTGAAAGAAAGAAGCAAGGTCAAGAGAATCTACAACCTGAGCTTGCTTGTGTACATTAAAAGAGGATTTAAAAAATCTAAGCTTGTAAGGGTCGTTACCGTATTTAAAGGTCCAATTTATAACAGCAAGCTGAGATCTATTTTTTGCAACATTAGAATATCTCACTTCAAATGTGCAAGTTCCTGGTGTAAAAACAGGATTTACTGATCCACCCGAAAGATTAATCGAGGGAGTAATGGAACTAGATCCACCATCAAAATCATAATTACTTGGCCCTGTGCTCATTATATAAACTTAGGAAAAATACGGAGGTCTTCTTAGCGAGAATTTGTTATTTGAATTAGAATTCGCGATAATATCATTTCCGATTTTCTCTTCTTTTTTGTCTTCTTCCTGAACTACAGGAGCTTCTGGTAATTCATTCGGAGCTGTCAGGTCTTGATTTTCTTCGGCTGCTAACTCTTTCTGATCGATGTTCTCGTCCTCCAATTCAATCACATCCTCTAGAATTGCTTCAGGGATATCTGGAATTTCCTCCAGTTCGTCTTGAATTGGATCGGATTCAACATCTTTTACCTCCTCAGATTCAGGATCCTCGGTAATGGTTTCTTCTGGCTTTATGTAATCAACCAATGATTTTATAAATCCTAAGGCTACCAATGGTAAAATAGCTCCAGATATTATAGAAAGTATTCTTTTCTGATAAATTAAATCCTCCTCAGACAATCCAAAAAGCTCAGACCATTGTGTAAAATCCTGTATATTTATATAAGCGTAATATGTGTTACCCATAGCCTGCATGCAAGTTAAAACTATAAATAACATCCACACCAAAACTTTGTTCATTTTATCCAAAGCTATCAAAGAAGCCAAAGAGGCAGCCGCTCCTATCTCAAATGCTACAGCTAAAGATACAGAAAGCCACTTAGGGTTCGTCAAATCAAAAAATTGTACAACGTGGATCGTTGATATTATGGAAACAACAAGATACAGGGTAACAAAAGTCCCGATCACAAAATACTTTAGAAAATTACTTTTCATTGTCTTTATTTTTCTATTTTAGACTTAATCTC